CGCGAGCATTGAGAATCAATGTCACACGCTCCGGAGCTACACGCTCCATCGAACGAATGCGACCCGTGTCTGCATATCGCTCCATGACCCTGCAATACCCGGAACCCGTGAGCCATAAATCTTCAATGAGCCAAGCCCAAAATGTCATTCCCGAAATTCTTGGATCGGGTTGATTGAGAACACGTGGAGAATTTAGAGTCTCACCGCTGCCGATGTTCTTTGTTTCCAATGGAAGCGAAGCGATCGATGTGCAGATGATTCCGCGAGCTCGCGCAATTGTTGGCACTGACATTGCTTCGGCGCGTGAAATCTGTGGAAGACCCGCGAAGAATCCGCCGATCGAGTCGGAATTGTACGGCGCGAGAGATGCAGCGATGTCGATCGCGTCTTCGGTTGAAGCTTTGACCGGTCTAAATGCGTCAAGTAATCCCATGCCGCAATTTTACGGCGTGAGGTACATCTAGCCGACCATGAAGTCAAGCTCCGTCTCTGGGCGTGTCGCAAAATGTGTCGCGAGAGCTGTCGCAACCGTCGCGCAGACCGTCGTGGATGAAGCCCGTCGTCCAATCACCCAACCGCCATCCCCGAAAGGTAATTTCGCAGCTGATAGAATCTGCTTGGAGAGTTCTGTCTGTTTTAGATCCCATCGCAGACGCCCGGATGTAATAGCTCCCAATAATTCATCGCAACTTTGTGCATAAAGACTCCCATCGATGTCGGTGATTGGAAAGCCGGCAGGTACTAGACGCGCCGCAATTGCCGAAGCTGTTCGCTTGGAATAGGCGATCATCTCTACCGGATATTTTCGCGCATAAGCCGCGAGCTCATTGGCAACGGCGCGATCGTCGAGCGAGATTTGATTGTGCCAAGTGTGAAGCAATCGGACGACGAATTTGTCATCATCGATTTTCTGAGCTGCGACAAGAGCTGCATTTCTTCGATCCGGTGAGCAATCGATTGCCATCCATGTGGTCTTTTCGGGATCAAGTGTGAGCCCGTCTTCACCGCATGCGTTCCACTCTTCGGATGGGATGGCTGCCGAGATTGTGGCAACCCATCTACACAATACTTCCGTCCGGACGACATCCGGTGGATCATTCATGACGGCCCGAAGATTGTCGATGTGGACTGTGTATCCCAAAGCTGGATTTGCTTGGGCTGCGCCTTGCCAAAATTCCGGGCTGTCGTCGATCTTGTCGTACGGTGAAGACCACTCGGCCCAAAATATGTCATCGGCTCCGCCCGAAGCTGAGACCATCCCGCGTTCGCGTAAAGAATTCAGCACGACGGAGTGACTATCGCCGGCGTTACTATACGTCCACAGCGATGGATTGTCCGCCGCCATCATGGTGTAGCGAAGTGAAGCCCATGTGGATTCGTCTTTGAGCTCTCGCGTCTCATCAATGTGAACGGTCTCCGGCTTTGAGATACCGCGAGAAGCTGACGCGCCAGCCTTGACCATGTACCGGTTGCCGGTCAGCGTCTCGATCTCTTCGGAGCCATGAGCCCATCGAATGCGCTTGACCTGTTTTGCAAGACCTTCATTTGACTCGATGATATTGACAAGATCGCGGAATGTCTCCAGCGATGTGGTCAAGCGATGGGCCGTGCCGATCTGAAGCTTATTCTCCCATTCAAATAGGCTCATGAGGATCTTGGCTTTCATGAATGTGGTCTTGCCTTGCTGACGTGCCACTATCACGCAGCTGAGAGGATTGAGCCATCGCCCGTCCGGCTTTACGCGGTGGCCTTCAATGGCCAGCCATTTCTGCCATGGCATGAATGGGAGCGAGATCGAATCTGCAAAATCGATCAGCTCTTGCCCACGCGTAGGCAGATCCGGCCGAAGTCTCGAATGGATCCGGGGAGCTGTGGCCCCAAGGATAGGTGAAATCTGTGATGTGAAAACCTGTGTGAGCCGATCTGAGCCTACTTGGGGCTCCTGCGTGGCATCTTTGGTCATGTGCGTCCTATTCGAAGCTCTTTGAGTCGTTTGGTGGTGAAAGAAAGCCTCGGTAGGGAGGCAGGGTGGAATCCACTTGCAAAAAATCGAGCCCTATCACCTTTGATCCTTTTGCGTAGTTGCAAGGTCCACAAGCTGCGACAAGATTGTCCAATGAGTCATCCCCTCCCTTGGCTACCGGATACAGATGATCGACTGTAGTGGCCTCTCCTGAGCAATTAGGAGATGTTCTTAGCTGGCATTCATAGCCGTCACGCATCAACACACGAGCTCTGATCTTCTTCCAATGAGAACTGTTGGTCTTACGCTGTGAATGTAATGTCATCAATGCCATCCCTTCGCTACCCAATGCTCCCATGCCTTGCATGGTGTTTGGTAACGTTTTGTGATGTACTTCAATGACCAGTCAATTTGTGTGTAACCATCGAGCTTCTTGACCTTAGGATTGCGCATCTGCCCTAGCCCATAGTGTGAGCCATTGACAGCGCGTGGATTCCAATTGCTTTCCTTGATGATCAATTGATTGAAACAGCTGAATTGTTTATAGCTGATAATCCTTGAATGTGCATATAGCTTGAGATTGTCTTTGTCTCTCTCCGTAACGGCGTTAGCCGGGACCATCGATGTCATCGTAATGACAATAAGCGTCCCCAATAGCTTCGCCGTTCGTGTCGAGCTATACGCCGCAGCGGCTCGATCCGAGCGGTCGGAGCGTAGCGGCCTTGTCAAATACATGTCAAAGACATTTGCATAAGTGCTGGTCAGAGCGGTGTTTCTTCTCATTTGTCTTTGCCCCATCCTGTGCCTTTGAAGATTGCCGGGATTGCCATGAAGACTTTCTCCATCAAGACTCCACAGCATTTCTCGGTTGATACCTCATCAAATCCGAGCCTTATTTCGACGGTTCGATTGCAGCTTAGGCATTTGAAATCATGCGTCGGCATCATCGGCCCATCGTTCAACGCCCAAGGCCCCACAGCCTAGACATTTGACCACCGAGACCCCATGTGGCAGATTCTCGAACTCATTGATGAGCTCATGATCCATCGAAGCTTTGCAGATTCGACAGCTAAATTGCAGAATGTTCGCCATAGCTACTCCTTAGAAAGTTTTCCATAGGGTGAAGATCGCTTTGATTGATCCACCATGATTTGTCTGATCTTTGAGCCTGTGGGCGTCTAGCAACCGCAATTGGTATCCATCCGACGACGTAATACACCGGAGATGTACCGGTAACTAGAACGGCCACATCCTCTTTGCGATCACGCTCTGAAAGTATCAAATGGCCGTCTTTCCACTTTGTCCACTTCACTTCGATGTTTGTCCCGATGTCAGCTTGTCGTTTGTAGCCATCGATCGTCGGTGCAAAGTCCGGGATTCTGAAATATCGTGCCACAGCCATTTCGGCTCCCACAGCTTCGGCGTCCCGTGCGATGTTTTCATGAAAGCTGACGACTTGCTTGGTGTTCGCGCTTTGGTTTTGGCTCATAGCTCTATAGAGACCAATTCTGTGAGCTTCGATCTGCTCATCCTGTGTCAAGGTGATTCTGATCATCGCTTGACCCTCGGTTCACACTTGAAACACATCCACAGAAAATCTCCAATGAACATTCCATCGCTTACATCGACCTTTGCCATGCACTTGTCACATTGTTCCCATCGACTGACGATCTGCTCATCATCATCGGTCAATCTGACCAATATCCCGCCGGGTTTGTAAAATTCCATCATCGCTGTGGCTCCCATTTTCCGTCAGAGCGTAGGACATACCACATCGCCGGACATTGAGCGGTCTTTGACTTCTCCGGGCACATGTAACCGAGATACGGCTCACCGTTTTTCTTTGTACCTTCGCGCTTGACTCTGTGACCATGTAGGCATAGTGGAGGCTCTTTAACCATCTCACCGCCTAGCTGATCGGCGATGGTGTCCATCGCTTGATCAATCGTAATCGGGTCTCTGACGGCCCAAGGATCGGGCTCGATCTTCGGTGCAACCTTTTCCATGTCCTGACGGGTTGGACGTGCCAGCGTCAATCCTTCGGCTGCCGGAATGACAAGATTTAGAGCTCTACCAATGGCCGAGCTCGATGCGTTTTCTAAGAACCATTTGTCAGATACCGGAGACTTGCCCCGCCATTCCAAAGCGAGATCGATGCCAGCCGGGACGTGATCTTCATGCTCACGATAGACGCGAGCTTCCATTAGGACGTAGCCTTTCTCCATGTTGAAATCGATGACATGTGCCTCGATTCGACCGGACGGCCACAGCTCTTTGAATCTTTCAATTCTTGATGCCACATCTTCGTATTCGTCCAGATTAAATCCCATTACATGCCCCCGATTGTTAGTTGTTGCCCCGGCCGATTGACCTTGGCGTATTCGATTTGTTGTTGAATTGTCCAAGTTGAGCCATCATGCCATTTCGAATTTTGCTCGATGCAGCTGTGGCAATAGGACCGGATGATTGGTGTGACCGGATGTGTCTCCGATGTGATTGTCACCATCGCTTGACGCATGGCCTTTGGATGCCATGTCCACTTCCCATTTTGGTCTTTGATCTGACCCCACGCGTCTTTGCATGTATCGCAGAAAACGCCGCTCTTAGCTCTAGCGGTTGGCATGTGTAAGGTTTTCGTAGAATTTGCGGACAGCCTTTCGGCCTTCGATGTAACCGGCTCGATGTCCATCCCTAACGCCTAAGCTGTAGAAAATCACAGCTGACGAAAATGCGATGAGCAAGGCCCAAGCGATTTCAAGTTCTGTCATGTTATAGCTCCCGTTGGGAGATACGTTCGATCTCCCGTGTAATACGATCCCCGCTGAAAGCTAGACTGTCAAGATTCCCGCGTGTCTTTGGGCGTGTCTTCCCCGGCTTTGGGCTTGTCTTTTAGCCCGTTAGATGCCAATACCGAACCCAAGGCCCCGGTCAAGAAAATCGTCAAAGTCGAAAGAAGCTCAATGAATGCTCGATCGTTGGGAGCTTGATCGCCTAGCGGCTGCGTCACGAAGATTAGCGCGTATAACATTCCGGCGACTGAGAATGTAAATGTGAGAGCTAATGCCACGCCGATGAAAACGATGAGACGGGCTTTGAGCTGCTCATTGGTCAGACGATTTTGATGACGTGAGCCCATTGGGATTCTCTCCATAAATGTCTTCGGTGCAGACCCCTGTGGCCTTGCATTGTGGCGGATTACATTCCGCTTTCTCCCAATTTTCAAATTCTTGGCATTCGTAACGCGTCCAACCCTGATAGGAGCAAGACGACAGGGCGAGCGATATTGCCACCGCTAACCCTGCCGCCTTACCTTTCCGAATCACTTCCCCGTTGATCCGAAAGCTTTGTCATTGGGATTCAGCCATCGCAGAATCACCGGCAAAACAGCGGCCGCGCCGGCCCCGGCGATTGCTTTTGGATCGCTGTTCCCGGATAGATAAACAGCGATCGCAGCTGCCAAAAATGAGCGAGCCCATGACGCAGCCATTGGCTTGATTTGATTCATTTTTTGCCTTTCTTTTTGACCGGAGCTGACGGAGCTTCGATTTTTGGATATTCTCCGGCATAAGCTACGAAACGCGGACGACCGAAACCGACCACTTCCTTACCTTTACCGAATTGTCTTTCTTTGATCATGACCATTCCACCATTTCGCTGATCTCCGGTCCCGGACGTGTTGCCTTCGATGGTGATCACGCTTTGCGGCTTTACGCCGACAACAATTCCAATGTGTGAAATTCGATCGACTCCGTCATGTGGAAAATCCATAAAGCAAAGATCGCCGATCTGTGGCTTGTCATCGATCCAACGTGAAAGCTCTTTCATCTTATGAGCTCCGACAGCTGTGGAGACCATTGATGGAATTTTGACTCCAGCTTCATGCATGACCCAATTGACGAAAGAGCCGCACCAAGGCAGCCCGTTCGCCTTTGTAAAAGCTCCGTATTTTGTAAGGTTGTCACCCTCTTCGATTGTGCCGACTTCGCTCAAAGCTACATCAAGAGCCTTTGCAGCTGTACCGGTTGGAAATGTCATCCGATTAGGAGCCTTGCTTCTTCGGCTGTTAATCCAAGACGTTCAAGCAAAATAGATTTATTTGCAAGATTTGCATCGATTTCGGCTTCTTTTTCTAATTGCTCCAATCGCATGTCTGCCCAAGCTTCACACGCTTTTTCATATTCTTCAATGGTCAATTCGACCTCTACATCATTGACAATTTGTTTCATGACAGGATTGGCCGATTTGCATTCTGCTATCAACTGTTCGCGTGTTTTCATATTATGCCGCCTCATAAACTATAGTAAATCGAAATTCGTCATTAGTTGTCCATGTCCAAGGGAATGTGCTGCTCACCTGTGTCGCACCGTAGCTGCCATTTTGTGGGAGTAACATTCTGGCTGTAGTTGTCGATGGAAGACTTATTTGACCAAGTGATTCCAAAGTGCCAGCATCTAACGCGTAAAAAACTCCAGGTGAATTTGTCGATGCGGCCGTAACTGGCAAAGAGATCAAAATACTAGACGTCATCGATGTGGTGCTTCCCCACACGAGCTTGTAATTAACCATTACATACTTACCGCTTTGACCATATCTTGCCGTCACCGTTCCGTTGCCAATCGTAAGATTTGTATATGTTGGCGTATAAGATGCGAAAGTGAATCCCGCCGGATCTGCCCATTTCAATCCAGTCGTTTCGGCTGAATCGGCTGTCAATACTTGACCGTTTGTGCCTACTGCTAATCGAGAAAATGCGTCTGATCCGGTACCGCCAATCAAATCACCCTTAGCGTCGATCGCTGTTGCCATTGAGTTTGTGACCGTAACGGTTCCCGATGTGCCACCGCCTGAAATGCCTGTCCCGGCTGTGACGCCTGTGATGTCTCCACCCGCGTCTGTGACCCAAGTGAAATCGAGATCGGTACCTGATGCCTTTGTCAAAACTTGACCAGTAGTACCGCCTTTAAGATCGACCAAAGCTGTGTCGATGTCTTGTCCGAGCGTCGCGATCGCTGTCGCGCCATCCTTGACGAGATCCGTCGATTGCGGAATATCCCATCCAAAATTTGTCGTAGTAGTTGCCATTTATGAGACCACCCCTGTCGCTTCTTCCCATGTAAGTGTATTAGATAAAGTATTCCACGCCTCGGATGCCGACACTTGATTCCAGCGAAGTGTCACGAGTGAGAATTCTGTCGGTGACGCATTGATCGTCAGCGTCGCGTTGCCATAGGTAACAGACCACGTCCAACCTTCGACGAAGCCTTCAAAGACCGATCCCATGTTCGACGGTAGATCATCGATGTGAATAGGTTGTCCCATGAAAATGTTGATCAAAGCATCGCGATCGCTGTCATCGATCTCCGGTGACGATAGCGGATAAGTCACGGCCCCGAACATGGCGCGGGGATAGGCGCGAAGTGAAAGATAGCGTGAAGCTTGGGATGCTGCATCGGCTTGATGTTCCAATGTGGTCTGTACCGATTGCGAGAGCTTTCCGTAGGTTGCCACAGATGTCGCATCGGTAGCCGATTCCGTGCCGGACTTCCACTTGACCGAAATGACATTTCGAACGTTTTGGGCCTGTGTGACGGTTCGAAGACCGGCCGCGATGGCTTGATTGGCCGAAAGTACGGTGTAGCCATTGGCTGTCAAATAATCTTGACGATGAGTCGCGCCGGCATAATTGATGCGGCCTTGCGGGTCTTCGTACAGATAACCGAGTCCAGATGTGGCCAAAGCTGCGACCAGCGAATACATGTCGGTTTCGTTCGATGATCGATTGGCCAGCTCATAGTCTCCGGCGTCGATTGTGCCAAGACCAGCATTTTCGGCATTGGCCCAAGTTGTCGTCGCGGGATAATCTGCCCACGTCAAAGCCGGCGGAACTTCGTTCCAGTTGTTGAGCAATAGATCAGACAAGACCGAAGCAATTTGAACGCCATCCAAGTCCTTGGTCAAGACTCCCTCTGTGAGAGCTTTTGGAAGCCTTGCAAGGGCTCCGAGAGCCGTGATCGATGTCGATGTGACGTAGGTTGTCGATCCGGCATTTCGAAGCTGTTGGGCGACATCCGTGATATTGCCGCCAAAGATTGGGACAAATGTGCCAGCTGAATTTTTGAGCTCGACGGTCAGACCGCTATTGATTCCGAAAGTGAAAGTCTCATTGGTCAGCTGCAAAATCTCCATCGAGCAATATCCGGCGACGGGTTGGACGTTGATGTCCGAGCGTCCGGATGTGATGGATACATTGGCAACGATAAGACCCTCATATTGAGTCCCGTCTATCGTCACGCGCCATTCGGGAGACCAAAGCGTCACGGTGTCACCAAAGCTCCCGCGCCTAATGTGCCGCGACCCTGTGAGCCGTTAAGAAGACCGATGATCGAGCGGGCTGTACCTTCAGCGTCTCCGGCGACTCCGATGCTCACGTTGTTGTTAATGACCACCGGTGCGGGCGTTCTCATCTGTGTTCCCGAAACGTTTCGAGCTAAGTTTTCAGCTGAAAGCGCAAATCCTGTCGCTCCCATCGCTTCGAGCTCTGCGTAACTATAGGAAACATTTTCTTGGGCTGTTCCAGTATCGACCTGAGTCGATCCACCGCCGCCACCGCCGGACGTTCCGCCGCCACCGGTAAAGCCGCCAGCCCCTGAGAATCCGCCCGTGAATGTACCGCCACCGACATCGAGCCCCGTGACTGTGGTCTTGCCGCCATCTTTGTTCGGTACTTCGATCTCGAACTTTCGAATGCTGATCTCCGGGACATCGTCCAAAAATGGAATCGAGTTATAGACGCGGATCATGAGATTGATGCCGGAGATGACTCCATTGATGATCTTCATGATCGCTTCGGCAACCGTGCCGATGTATCCGATGACGTTGCCAATAACTTCGCCGACAATCTTGAACGCGCCACCGAGAACCGTGCCGATTACCGGATAAAGCTTTGTGTAAATAAATTCATAGATCGCCATCATGAATTCCATCAATGGCTTAAATTTATCGATGTTTTCTTGAACGGCTTCTTTGACTGAATCGAAAGCCGATTTCAATCCATTGATGATTGGGACGACGGTCTTGACGATACCGGGAATGATGATCTCGGAGAACCATCCCCAAAGAGCTTTGATGATTGGGATCAAAGTCGTCCGGAAGAATTCGCCAAGATCGGAAAAGACTGGCCCCATAACCTTTCCGACCTTTTCGGCGACGTTTTGAATCGTCGGAATGATGTCGCGCAAAAATACGGTGAGCAGCGGCTGCAAGCCATCAATGACGAATTTTCCGACTGTCTCTTTGGCTTCATTGAACCCGATCGATAGACGGGCCATCTTGCCTTGGAATGTATCGGCTTGCTTTGTAGCTTGTCCCTCGAATGTACCGGAGAGAGCTGCGAGAGCTCCATCGTAATCTTTAGACTTGATGATGTTTTCATCGATGCCGGCTCCGAGCTTCTTGAGAGCTCCAAAATTTCCATCATGGGCCTTAGCCAAGGCCTCGGAAACTGAGGCTAATGACTTACCCGTACCGGCACTTACATCCAGCGCAATCGTCATCAAGTCTTGGGCTTCACCGACGTCTTTGGTACTTCTTACCAATCGATCGAATGCCGGACGAAGCTCATCGTCTGTCTTGCCAATTGCGAGAGATGTTTTCGTGATGTAGCTTTCAACGGCTGCGATTTGTGCATTTGTCGCACCGGTAACGTTTTGTAATGATGTGGCCAAGCGCAGCTGCGCGGCTTCATCTTCCATCGCAGCTTTGACGCCATCGATGAGCAACTTGCCAGCATAGGCAGCGGCAGCGGCTCCGGCAGCTGCGAAAGCTAGACCCGCCTTCTTGCCAAAATCTGAGACCTTATCGCCGAAGCCTTCGACTTCACCTTGAGCTCCCTTGACGCCACGCTTGAGCTGATCGAGATCAGCGTCGAACGTTACTTTGACTTTTGGAATTCCGGCCATTAGTCGAGCCCCGCTTTCTTGATCAAGTCTTTCAACATTTCGGTGTATTCACGCGCCACGATTGGGACGTAAAAGTCAATAGCCGGACTGATCCAGTAGCCCGATTTATTTCGTGGAGCTCCAAAGCGGTCGGTGTATTTTCTGCCAATTGAATCGATGCCCGGATGAGATCCAAATTCCGATCCGTAGAGTAAGGCTCCCGCCGGAGCTGCCGATTGCTTCACAGTCTTTCCATTGGCTCGGCGTTCGCCGCCGTACTTTCGACCGACCTTCTTGACTCCTCCAATATCAACGCGGATCAATCGATCGCGTGGGGTCGCTATAGATTCAGCGACAAGCTTGGCGGTCTTTGTTCGAGATGAGTTGGCATACATAAGAAGCTGGCCGGCGAGCCGCTTTGATAGCGGCTGCGCCGACGTGCGGAGCTCCTGTTGAGTTTCTTTTGGTAATGCGCCAATAAGAGAGAGAAGTTGCTTAAACTCGATCGGCTCGACGTCGATCGTGAATGTGCCTCTGCCTCTAGTCTGCGCCATTCCGTTTCTCCAATATCTCCAAAGCTGTGACGACGTCTTCGGCTGTCTGAAATTCTGATCTTGGCAATCCTGTCGCGATGGCCAAGTTCATCAAAATCCGATTTAAGCTTCCGACGGGGTAGCTTTTGGGACTGAGATTTCGCCGATCTGAATGTCGGCCACTGTCTCACTCCACACTTCGAAAGGCTTCACGGGCTTTCCGGCTGCCTCTCTTTTCATCGCGTGATATGCCAAAAAGAGAAGATCGGAAACACCGATCACTTCTTGAGCTTTCCCAATGGTGTGTCCCGTTTTGTTTTCCCATTTCATCCACTCCGGCGGAGCCGCGACGAATGTCGCGGTCTCCCCTGAGTTATATTCAATCGTCACTGGCATTCTCATTTTTTGTCTCCCGTTTCTTTAGCTTTTAGCTAAATGTCTCTGTTGGTGTTCCAACGACTGTAAATGATAGCGACACGGTCTGCGCTGACGGTGCAGCACCGCCGACAGATGGGAACACTGGCATGACGTTGAATGCGAAGACCGCACCGGTCACGGCTGTCAAAGAGACGGCCAAAGTAGTGTTCGGAGCCGTCTCACACGCTGTCCAAAGAGCTTCGCATAGAGAACCGCTTGCTCCCCAATCTGCGAGCATTTCGACAGCGAATGTCCACTGATCGTCGATGTGCTTATATGCCTTGCCATCGAGTGTCTGATATGTGTCGATGGTAGGTGAATTTGAAAGTGTCGCGCTTGTTGCTTGCGCGTCGTAAGCTGTGGTCGCAATCGTAAGGGTGAGATCGCGACCGGTGATGATTGTCGTTGCCACTTTTGTCTCCTAGTTTGTTTGTGTGTATTGAGTTGAAATCTCGATTGCGGATGTGAGGATCTCTGACCCGCTCGCGAGTGATAAAACGGTCGGAGACGAGATGTTCCCGACTTCATACCCTGACGGCAAGGCCGTCAGAATGGCGATGAGCAGCTTTTCGAGATTGTCGAGAGCTGCCGCGTTGTCTTGATTGCCCACGCCGATGTGGATGAGCAGATTGACCCGGCAACGCATTCCGGTCTTTGTCAATACGTTGATTTCTAAATAAGGTTCGGCCGGAGATATAGCGGCGAAAGGTACGATCGGCGCAGCCGGGACGGCGTCATACACGTTCGCTGCGACTGACGAAATGGCTGACTTGACGGCAGCTCTGATTGATGTCTGAATGCTTGAAGCTGTCATGAGATAAGACTCGAAACGTCGATGAACGGCGTGAGTATTCCAATGACACGGTTTTGGAGCGAGCGGCCCATTCTGTACGGAGTCGGAGCGAAATCGACACCTTCGATCTGACCCCCGGCAGCTGTGACGCTCTGAAAGATTTCAACGGAGACCACCAAAATGGCTGTCTCGACGCTTGCATTGTTTGAGTAAAGATCGACGGCCGAATATCCGGAGAGAGTAGCTGAGCCGGATGGCACTATGTCGCGAAGTGTGACATTCGCATTGGTGATCGCCGCTGTGAAATAGTAATCGCCGGCGCTGACAACCGTGACGGTTGCGCTGAATGGCGATGGCAGACCAGCGACAACAACTGACTGTCCGGCGACGAAATGATGCTCGCTCTGTGTGTAGAAATAGGCGACATTAGATTCGAGCTTATACGCGACAACCGCTGTTGTATTTGAGACCAGCATTGGGAGAATTGTGAGCTCCGCGCTATCAATTATATTTTCAAGATATGCGTCCGAATATAGGGACGAGCTCACGCCTAGCACTGACCGCAATTCTGCGACCGTAATGATGTTAGCCATGAGCCCGTCCCTTCGTTCAGCTCGGCGAAGTCCGGGAGCGAACCCCGCCGATGATTGGTTTTATTCGATTACGCCTTGTTATTCTTAAACGCGCCAGCTGCGATCTTTGTCGCGCAAGCTCCGAATGAATAAACGCCTACGGTAATTGATCCGTCAGCTGTTGATTCAGCGCGTAGCTGATAGCTTGGACCTTCATACCATGTATAAGCGTCTGGATTTACGACGAGGATGGTTCCATCTCCATCGCCAGCATTTGTTGGATCGACGTACAAGTTCAATCCTGCAACATTGCCAAGAAGTGATGTCGGAGTAACTGCGCCGCCAGCATTCATTGGATTTGTTGCTGTGTAGATTGGACGGCCCGCGTCATTTAGGCCCATGATGTTAGACCACTGTCCGGTGGACACGATCATGTTGCGAGCGAATGGATTGGCGAGACCAGCTGTTGCGCCATAAACGCTCGCAGATCCGCGAGCTAATACACCGAGAAGTTCGGCAGCTGTTGGATAAGTTGTTGTTGTTGTTCCGTCAGCTGTTGCGCCAGCGATGAGAGCCGCATTGACGTAGGCATTCTGTGCCTTAGCCATGGCCGCTACCATATTTCTGAGAAGCTCATCATAGAAAAGTGGCGATGTGCGTGTGAGGAGCTCAACTGAAAACTTTTGCTGCCCCGCAAATTTCTTGACATCTACTGACAAGAATGCTGAATTCTGATCTGTCTCTGAGAATGCAGCGTCTTCAGCTGTGACAGCTACTGTTGGAGCAGCTGTGATCTTTGGGATTTCGAATGTCATGCCGGCATCTGGCAACGCACCGCGAGAGATTGCGTCGATTGATGGACGGATTGTTGTTGAGAGACCGTTGATGACCTCTGCAAGCTGACGTGTTGGTACGAGACCAGCGTTGTCGGTGGTGTTATCAGCTGCCAAAACGTACTGGCGAGCTGACTCTGATCCCATAGCAGCTTGGATCTTATTTTCAAGATACTTTGCAGCTGTGATCTCGATGCGTGGTGATGTGTAAGCGACCGGCTTTGCCGATGCTGTTACTGACTGAGCAGCTTCGACCGTCTCGACGGTGTCCGCGCTTGTGACGGTGTTTTCCACTTCGTCTCCTTCTGTTGGTGTAGGTGTGACATCTGCATCGTCGATCGGTGCAGAATCTTCTTCGGTTGTCGCGGCGACTTCGCTCACGCGAGCAGATCGGACGGCCGGTTCGGCGACAAGTGCGACGCCAGTGAGCTCTCCGGACAAGACTTTCATCGTGCCATCCTTGAGCATTTCGTATTCATTGACAGCCAATTCCACCGAGAAGCCGTCGCGTAATCCTTCGGCTGCCTCGACCAAGGCGTCAGATCCGGCGGTTGTCGGAGCGATCTTGAATGCAGCATCAATCGCCATTTCGTCAGCTGATAAAGCTACAGATAAAGGCTTTCCAATTCTGCGTGTTCGATCATGCTCTAGGTTGAGCAAAACATCTTTCGGTTCAATTGAACCCTTAGCGAAAATTACTTTTCCAGTCGATGCGTTAGCCGGCTCATCGAATGCAACGATGCGGCCGCTAATTGTGCGAGACTCTGAATCTGACGCGGTGATTGTCATTGGTGTCGTGAGTTTCATTTCAGCATTTCCATTTCATTTCGGATTTCTTCGACTGTGATGGCTGTTGCACCGTTAGGATCAGCGATGCGATGTAAAATTTCGTAAATTTGAGCTTGCTCCAACGGATTACCGCGCAAGAAGTCATCGATGTCATAGACGACGCGATTGCCGGCAGGTGTAAAATCTGTGAAAGATAAACGATCGGTGATGCAAGACATAATTCCGCGAAGTGAGAAATCGATCAAGCTTCGACGTGTCTCTGTCGCGTTGGAATAGGTGAAGCTGTTCGGTTCAGCCGATGCGAACCATGCCGGTAAATTCGAAGCGCGACATA